AGCATCGGAGACCGCACGCCGTCAAGGCAACCGGACGAAGAACATTTCATTCACCACCTACTCAAAGGCCAGAAGCAGTGCCACGCCCAAAGCCGCCTGAAGAACTGAAAGCCCGCTCCGTTCGTATGTCCGACAGGGAGTACATCACATTCAAAGAATGGGGAGGGGGCGAACGCCTGCGCCGTATGATGGGCGGGCACCCAGAGAAGTACTTCACGGTCTTCCAACGACCGGAGTACAACAAAGCAGACCAGTCTTTTATCAACCGTAAAAAAGGAGAACGCAATGACTAAACCAATCCCAACTGACGCACAGATGGACTTGTTCGAGAGCCTTGCCGCAGGCATCAATGGCTTGGCCGCAGACCATCTTCAAATTGGAGGCAACCACTACAAGGACATGGCGTTGCAGCCATGGGAAGTGATGGAGAACGTGCTCACATCCGAGGAGTTCGAGGGCTTCCTCAAGGGCAACATCATCAAGTACAGCATGCGTGCTGGCAAGAAGGAAGGCAGTGATGACACAGGCAAGGCCAAGCACTACCTGATGAAACTCAAAGAAGTGAGAGGGTACTGATGGCAGCGACACCTGAAGCCAAGGTCAAGCAAGCGGTGCGCAAGATACTCGATGCGCTGGACGTCTACTACTTCATGCCTCCGGGCATGGGGATGGGCCGCTCTGGGATACCCGACATCATCGGCTGCTTGAACGGTGAGTTCATCGCCATCGAGTGCAAGGCAGGCAAGGGCAAAACCACCGCGCTCCAAGAGCGCGAGTTGCTGGCCATCTGCAACCACGGGGGGTTCACATTCATTGCTCGTGAGGACTGCCTCGACGAGCTGAAGCAATTACTACAGGAGAAGAAAGATGGACTTTGATACCGAGATGGAAGAAGAGATGAACAGGCTGTCACGCGAAGCGTTGCTACGCCTGTCGACAATCACCAACGAGGAGCGCAGGCAGTTGGGTTACCTCCTGACAGTCTTGGCCGATTGTTTCGGTGAAGGCGCAAGGTGCATGGCTGTGCTGGCGTTTCGCCGCAGTGGCTCGGTCATGGGCATCATGGGCGTGAACACCAACGACATGGACGCCTCGCAGATACTGACCGAAGCTGCCGAGGTGATGGGCCACGCTGTGACCCGTGATGCGCCAGCCAAGGAGATGTTTAATTGACCGCACCATACGACCGCATACTGACGATCGACTTTGAGACGTACTGGGACACCAGTATCGGCTTTACCTTGACCAAGATGACAACCGAGGAGTACATACGCCATGCCTCATTCAAGTGTTTCGGAGCTTGTGTCCATGAGCTGGGAAGCGCAGTCCCAACTCGATGGTATAGAGACGATGAGCTACGTGCGTTCTTTGATGGAGTCGACTGGGGACGAACCGCAGTGCTTGCGCACAACGCACAGTTCGATGTATCAATTATGGAGTGGGTCTACGCTGTACATCCAGCCTTCATCTTCGACACGTTATCAATGGCGAGAGCTTTACGCGGCGTGGAAGCTGGCAATTCCCTCGCGCGACTCGCCCAATCTTTTGGTCTTCCCGCCAAAGGGACAGCCGTACATCAGACTAACGGCCTCCTTGATCTGCCACCCATGGTGGAGATTGAATTAGCCGACTACTGTGCGCACGATGTGTTCCTGTGTGAAGAAATCTTTACCAGATTGGTAAAGAATTATCCGGCCAAAGAACTCCGACTCATCGACATGACGCTCAAGATGTACACGCGTGCGTGTCTTGAGCTTGACCCCAACATGTTGACCGATGCCATCCTTGAAGAGAAAGAAAAACGTGAAGCACTTTTACAAAAGCTGGGCGTGGAAGAAACTGCACTGGCGTCGAACCCTCAGTTTGCGGCAATCCTCGCTGCCATGGGCGTCAGTCCTCCGACCAAAGTCAGCAAGACAACAGGCAAGGAGGCGTTTGCTCTTGCAAAAAATGACGCGCTATTTCAGGCGTTGCTCAACGGTGAACGTGAAGACGTTGCCCTCCTTTGTGAAGCGCGTCTACGGGTTAAGTCAACCACTGAGCGCACCCGTGCGCAGCGGTTCCTCGACATCTCCAGCAGGGGCCCGCTCCCGGTACCGCTTAGCTATTATGGCGCGCTCTCGGGTCGTTGGACAGCAAGCAAGGGCTCGGCCATTAACATGCAAAACCTCAAGCGAGGTTCGTTCTTACGCAAAGCGATTATGGCTCCCCATGGCCACCAACTCGTTGTGGGCGATCTCTCGCAAATTGAGCCGCGAGTCCTCGCGTGGCTTTCTGATTACGCAGACATGCTTGAAATCTTCAGGGCTGGAGGCGATCCTTATGCGGCCTTCGGTGCGCAGATGTTCAACATTCCCAACCTTACCAAAGAATCGCATCCTGACCTTCGCCAGTCAGCGAAGAGCGCGTTACTGGGATGTGGTTACGGACTGGGTTGGGCTTCATTCGCCTCGCAGTTACTGGTTGGATTCCTTGGCGCACCGCCGCAGAGGTACGACTTAGCATTTGCCAAGAAGCTCGGCGTCACGCAAGAACAAGCGGTCCGGTTCCTTGAGTGGGATGTGAACGTCGAGAAGCTCGAGGCCATTCCCCATACGTGCACTACCAAGGAGCTGGTGATCCACTGCCTTGCAGCCAAGGCGATCATCGACAAGTACAGGGCTACGGCCACGCCTGTGGTGGAGTTCTGGGGGATGTGCGGGGAGCTGATCGAGTCCAGCCTGTACAGGGGCAAGGAGTACAAGCACAAGTGCCTGACCTTCAAGAAGGGCCAGATCATTCTGCCAAGTGGGATGAGCTTACTGTACCCTGACTTGAACATCCGCCGGACCAAGGATGAGAAGACAAAAAAAGAACAGGTCGAGTGGACATACGGTGAAAACCGGACTAAGATATACGCAGGAAAGATTACCAACAACGTCACGCAAGGCGTAGCGAGATGCGTGATGACGGACGGTATGGTTAGAACTGCAAAGAGGTACTTTGTAGCGGGAACAGTGCACGACGAACAGATCGTTGTGGTGCCCGACGCAGAGGTACAAGAGGCGAAGACATGGGTCTTGGCCCAGATGACTATGGAGCCGCCCTACATGCCGGGCATTCCATTGGACGCTGACGGTGGCGCTCACCGTAGGTACGGGTTAGCTAAAAACTAAGGAGAAGAATGAAGATACCAACAACAATTCGCGTAGGCAAGCACAAGTACTCAATCGAGATCGTGGAGGCCATGCTGCGTAAGCGGGACATGGCACGGGTTCACTACAACACACGCAAGATCGAGCTTGGCCGCAACAGCAACGTGACAGGCAAGCGCTTCAGCGACACTCAAGTAGCCGATGCCTTCTGGCATGAGGTAACGCACGCAATCCTCAACGACATGGGCCGACACACCCTGAACGCTGATGAGAAGTTCGTCACCGAGTTTGCCAACCGCCTGACACAGGCCATCAAGACTGCGAAGTTTGAATGAAAAAAGTGACGTGGAGCCACAGCGCTCTGAAGGACTACGAGGGATGCGCCCGCCGCTACCACGAGGTCAAGGTCTTGAAGAAGTACCCCTTCCAAGAGACAGAGGCCACGCGGTACGGCACGGACGTGCATGCAGCGATTGAACACTACATCGTTGACGGCACACCCATCCCTCCCAAGTACGCGCAGTTCCAGCCTGTGGTGGACGCCTTGTTGGCTAAGCCCGGGCGCAAGCTGGCCGAGTACGAGATGGGGGTGACAACCGATCTCAAGCCTACTGGGTTCAAGTCAGCAGACGTATGGGTGCGCGGCATTGCCGACATCCTGATCGTTGACGACGACAACCTGACAGCGTGGGTGGGTGACTGGAAGACGGGCAACAACAAATACCCAGACCGTGACCAGCTCGTGCTCATGTCCCTCATGGTGTTCGCTCACTTCCCACACATCCGCAAAGTGAACAGCGCCTTGCTGTTCATCGTCAAGGATGATATGGTGAAGATGCAGATGACACGCGATCAAGCCGAGGCGTTCTGGTGGAAGTACCGTGAGCGTGTAGCGCGGCTCGAAGGCAGCTTTGCAAACGATGTGTGGAACCCCACGTCAACCCCGCTGTGCGGCTGGTGTCAGGTCACTGGCTGCGAGTTCAACCCCAAGCACTAGGAGCCAACCATGGCACAACCTTCAAGCAAGCGTGACTACAAGAAAGAGTACGCCGACTACCACGGCAAGCCCGAACAGATTGCCAACCGAGCAGAGCGAGTCAAGGCCCGCCGCGTGATGGAGAAGTCTGGGCAGGCAAGCAAAGGT